GCTGGTGTACTTGACTATAGTTCTGGTTTAACTGGTGCTGGTGGTCCTTCCATCGGTGAAGTTGATGATACTGGAAACCTTCTAGTTGGTACAATCAACGGACGCATTAAGGTCTACGTTGACCCTTATGCTGCTAATCTATCTGATAAGCACTACTATGTTGTTGGTTATAAGGGAACTTCTCCTTATGACGCTGGATTATTCTATTGCCCATATGTACCTCTACAAATGGTTCGCAGTATTGATCCTAACAACTTCCAACCAAAAATTGGATTCAAGACACGTTATGGTATGGTTTCAAACCCATTCGTTACAACTAACGGTTTATACAGTGGAACACCTGATGGTGAGACACTTACCGCTAATGCTAACATGTACTACAGACGTGTACAAGTTACTAACCTCATGTAAATCGAGGTTACGATACTCATACAAAGCACCCGAAAGGGTGCTTTTTTATGACCTATATAATTGAATACGTGATATAATATTATGCAAAAGAGTTACATGCAGTACCTTATTTGGTCGTCTATAGTCTATCAACTTGAGAAGGCTGGTGATACACACTCACCATACTACAACAATGCATATGCAACTATGAAAGCACATGAACCAACCCCAACGACCTGATCCTCCATTCCCTCGTTACCCTGAATACATGAACGGTAGACTCAAAAAAGTAGATATGACTTCTAGACTTATGCATATTAAAACAGGCATAGCGTCTAAGCAATGGTATCCTCAATGGTCTGATAAAGAGCGATGGGCTGCACAGCAAGCTCTAAATAATGTATTAGATGTACTAGACGAATATTATTACTAATGTTAGAGAAGATACTACTCTTCGCTTCACCCATAGTATCTGCTGCTACCATTGCTACAGTTATTACAGTGAACACATGGAAGAAAAAGAAACCACCAAAGATTAACATCACATGGGATGATGATGACGATGATGATTATACTGGTGGACCTGGAGAAGGTCCGTATTGGTGGTATACTAAATAAAGTATAGCTTGGGAAGTTGACCGTGGCCTCTGAATGGTATAAAGAGCAACTAACAAACAGAAACTATCTCTCACCTCTTGGTTTCCAATTAGAATTGGAACTTTTTAAAGGGGTGGATTTCTTTTGTCAGGCAGCGAATATACCAGACATTCAAATGCCTGTTACTGAAGTACCCTCAAGGTTCCGTGAACTACCTATCATACCTGGTGGTGGAGTTACCTTTGGAGACTTTCAGGTAAGATTCATTATAGATGAGTCTTTAGTTAACTACAACTCAATCCATAAATGGATTCGTGGTAATGGTAATGCTGGATCTAGTGAAGCAGTTCCAGATAATCCAGAGTATAGTAGAGGTCAGTTGTTAGTTACAACTTCAAACTTCAACACAAACTTTATTGTTAATTTCACAGGACTATTTCCTACCTCCCTCACGGGGGTAGACTTTGATGCATCATTAGACCAACAGGAATATTTGACTGCAGATGTTACGTTTAAGTACCATTACTATACTATAACTGATCGATCATTAAATGAACTTTGAAACTCTTCGTAATCGCTTTGATACAATTAGATCTGAATGGGAAGTCGATAGTGAAGTAGACTTTCAATTT